CGGATTATGACCTTATGACCCAGGCAGCGGACTGGAAAGAGGTATTGACCCAGGCACGGAAAGAAGGCTTGCTTGTCCTGGAAGCAGGGGAGAGGGTCCGGGATTATGTGGCGGCGGTGATGGGGGAGAGCGTGCCAAAGATAAGGACCCTTAACACCATAGACCAGAACGCCACGCCGGAAGTGAAAGAACAGTTCCAGAAAGGCAATATGGGCATCACGGCAGCCATGGAAGCATCCAGGGCAGACGAGGGAACCCAAAAAGAGATTGCAAAGGCTTCCGAGGACAAAGGCGGCATGGGGGCGGAGGAAATAAAGGCCATGGCCGAAGAGAAAAAACACCGCAAGACCAAGGAAGAGGAAACCAGGGAAGCCAATGTGTCAGATACCGACACAACCAAAGAGGAAAAGGAAAACGCCCGGAAACTTCATGCCGTAAAGATGATTGAAAAATATTATACCTGGCTGAATGAAGAGGAAACGGGCATCCTGGAAAGGATGTTGGAGGACCTAAAGCGGCGTAAACGGGAATATGCCATTGAGGAAGAATAGGAGGTTTGGAAAATGAGGATGCAGAACATGAAGAAAGGGGAAACCACGGAGCAGATGGCCCTTTTCGTGTGGGCCGGGAACAATACACACGTCTTGCCGTGCCTTTCCCTTATGTACCACGTCCCAAACGAGGGGAAGAGGACAAACGGGGCGGTATTAAAGGCCATGGGGCTGAAAAGCGGCGTGCCGGATGTGTGTCTGCCCGTGGCAAGCCATAATTTCCACAGCCTTTATCTGGAAATGAAGTATGGCCGGAACAAAGCAACGCCGGAGCAGGAAGCATTTATGGCAGGGTTGCGGCAGCAGGGCTATAAGACAGCGGTATGCCATGGGGCGGAGGAAGCAAAGGCGGAAATCCTGGACTATTTGCAGGAACCTGGGAAGATGCCGCTTGCAAAGTGCCTAAACGCCCCGTGGATTGACGGGAAGTGTGACGGCGTTCCAATGGGGCGTATGTTCTGCCGGGAGCATTGCCGCAAGTGTGAAAGGCACACGCCGACACGGGCAGAAAGCACCATAAACGCCAACATGGCAGCAGTAGACGAATATTTCAAGGTGCCGATAATAAAGACCATTGCAGACCTTTCCGCCGGGAAGCCGCTAAAGAACATGACGTTGGAAGATACGTTGGAAACCATAAACAAGAACCTGGCATTTCTGGTGACGGGTACACAGTTGAGCGTGGAGCAGTCGGCGGCGGTGCTTACCGTTGCCATGGATGCCTATAACCAGGCAAAGAAAGGGGAGGATAAGGCATGAGAAAAAAGACAGACGGCGGCCATGCGATACCAGAAGAGGATTTAAGGGAAATGGAGCAGGAAGAGGGCCGGGAAATGCCGGAGGGCGTGGAGAGCCAGACGGGATATTGCCGCTTTTGCGGCCAGGGCGGCGTTGTCCATACAATGATGGGATGGGGCCGGGATGAAGTAAACGAAGCCGTGACGTGTAGGTGCCAGTGTGAGGAAGCCAAAAAGTATGCAGAAAGTAAGGAACGGGTGCAGAAAGCAAAGAACCGTATTGAAGAACTATTCAGCAGCACGGCGGAAAAGCCCATTGACCAGAGCGTTGTAAATATCATGTTCCGGGCCGTGGATGCCATAGAGGAAAAGGCCATGAAAGGCATCACGATTGACGTAGGGCAGGGCATAAAGGCAAGGGTTTCCAAGATGGCAAAGGAAAGCATAAAGGTGGAGCGTTCCGAAGTGCAGAAAAAGACCTATGAGGAATAGGGGGGGGCAGAGGTTGGAAAGGATGAATGCCGATATTAAGGCAGTAGCCAGAAGTATCATACAAGGCAACGAAAAGCGGAAAAAGAGAATAAAAGCCGGAAAGGCCAGTGCCTTTGACATTATGGCCGCCGCCGTTGTGGAAGATGCCTTGTGTTCTTCTTGCCAGAATATTGAGAGCATCCAGGCCAGGCGGCAGATGCAGAAAAGGATTTATGAGAGCATTGTATATAATACGCCCTATGAATACATAGCGGATGCCTTGTGTGGCCGCCGCCAGTTCTATGAGTATCGGACGGAATTTATAACACGGATTGCCCAGGCAATGGATATGTTGCCGGGTGGGAAAGGAATGGAAGATAGAAATGAACGGAATTAGTTTAAACGGATTCAAGGTGATACACGGAGGGATTGTCTTAAATGCGCTTGCACTGAAAGCCATAAAGATGCGTGATGGAATGGATGCAAGCAACCGTGAGATTGTAGAAAAGCCTATATGGCTTGAAGTCCTGGCAATCAATGAGGATGGGAACATTGTATCTATCCGGGATGAAGCATGGACCTTTCAGTTTGTCCCGGTTGTCACAAAGTAGCCAGGCGGCAGCAGGGCATACAGTAAACGGGTCAGAATATAGGGATGATTTATATTAACATGGGCTTATGGATGGGAATATCTGTAGGCCCTTAATCATGAACAGAGAAAGGATGGTGGCAGCAGTTGAAAGAATATGCAAAGAGTTTCTATCAGTCGGATGCCTGGAAGAAAGCAAGGCAGACAGCAATCAAGCGTGCAAACGGATTGTGCGAGCGGTGCAGAGCCGCCGGGCGTTTCGTTCCCGGTGTGATTGTCCACCACAAGAAGTATATAACGCCTGGCAATATCCATGATGCCAGGGTAACGCTTGCCCTGGACAATCTGGAATTGGTTTGTGAGGATTGCCACAACAAAGAGCATAAGGCGAAGCACGCCGCACGTTACCGATTTGACGGAAACGGGAACCTGCTGCCGCCGCCAGGAGAAAAGGAGAGGGTACGCCCCCCGGTGGGCAGAATTTTGGAGGGGACGGAAGAACCGAGGGAGATACCTCAAAAAAACTCCGCAGGGTCGCACGCATATGAGGGGGGATGAACATGGAGGAAAAGAAAAAATCTTCTTTAAGTAAGTCGAAGAAAACCGACACGCCAAAAAAGGCGGAAAAACTGGATGAAAATAAAGAGAAATCCGACACGAAACCTAAGAGAAGAGTAAACAAAATCACACCGGCCCGGATAAAAAAAGAGATAGATTTTTTAAAGCCAATGTTTGACGGGATAGATGATGAGGACAAGAAAAACCTGGTAAATTCGCTGATAGAGGAAGCGGCATTTCTGAAAGTGGCGTGCTTCCAGGCCAAGGAAGAACTGAAAAAAGAGGGGCTTACAACGGAAACCGTGAACGCTTCCCAGAAGTTTGTAAAGGCCCACCCGTCTGCCACAATTTATGAAAAGTATTCACGCCAGTATACGGCCATAATCCACACGCTTATTGAATATCTGCCGCCAAAGGAGAAAAAGAACATAAGCAGATTGGCGGCGTTGAGGAATGGAAAATAATTATATCTTTCAGTATTGGGATGCAATACAAAACGGCACCGTAACCGTAGGCGAGTGGATAAGGACCATTTACAAAATCCTTGTGGATGGCCTTAAAAGTGGCAAGTGGGATTTTGACGGAGAAAAGGCAGACAAGGCCATAACTTTTATAGAAAACTTTTGCCACCATTCCGAGGGCCGTAACGATTTACTGAAATTAGAATTGTGGCAGAAAGCCATTGTAAGTGCCATATTCGGCATCATGGATAAAAAGACCGGGTATAGGCAGTTTAGGGAGGTTTTCGTTGTTGTTGCCCGTAAGAACGGGAAAACATTATTCGCCGCCGCTATAGCGGCATACATGGCGTATATAGATGGGGAGTATGGGGCAAAGGTTTATTTCCTTGCCCCTAAATTGGACCAGGCGGACCTTGTGTATGATGCGTTTTACCAGATTGTCCAGGCGGATGACGAACTGGAAAGCATCACGAAGAAACGCCGGAGTGACATTTACATCAAGGAATTTAACACAAGCATCAAAAAGATTGCCTTTAATTCCAAAAAATCAGACGGTTTCAATCCGCAGATGGTTGTCAATGATGAAATGGAAGCCTGGCCGGGGGACCAGGGATTGAAGCAGTACGAAGTAATGACTTCCGCCCTGGGGGCAAGGAAGCAGCCGCTTATATTGTCCATATCAACGGCAGGGTACATAAATGACGGGGTATATGACGAACTGATGCGGCGTGCAACGTCATTCCTAAAGGGCAATTCCAAGGAAAGCCGGATTCTGCCTTTCCTCTACATGATTGACAATATAGAGAAATGGGACAGCCTGGAAGAACTGAAAAAGAGCAATCCCAACCTGGGCGTTTCCGTGACAGAGGAATTTTACATTGAGCAGATAGAAATTGCAAGGGCATCCCTTTCAAAGAAAGTGGAGTTCCTTACAAAATACTGTAATATCAAGCAAAATTCCAGTGTGGCATGGCTTGACTATTGGGACGTGATGAAAGCCGTAAACGAGGACATACACCTTACTTTGGAGCAGTTCCGGGGTTGTTATTGCGTGGGTGGCATAGACCTTTCACGCACAACGGACCTTACGGCGGCATCAATCGTTATCTGGAAGAACGGGAAATGGAACGTCATAACAAAATTCTATATGCCCAAGAAACGGTATGAAGTGGCCGTGAATGAAGATAACGTGCCCTACAATCTGCACCGGGAACGGGGGTTCCTGGAAATATCCGGGGAAAACCAGGTGGATTACAAGGACGTTTACAAATGGTTCATAGAACTGGTAAAGGTTTATAAAATCCGTCCTCTGAAAATAGGCTATGACCGATATATGGCAGGGTATTTGATAGACGAACTTAAAATGGCCGGGTTCCAGACGGATGACGTTTACCAGGGCACCAACCTAACGCCTATCCTACACCAATTCGAGGGGGATTTAAAGGACGGAAAGTATAACCTGGGGGACAATACCCTTTTGGCATCCCACCTTTTGAACGTGGCCGTGGAAATCAATATGAATGACAGCCGCATGAAGCCCGTAAAGATTGAAAAGCGGTTAAGGATAGACGGGGCGGTTTCTGTATTTGATGCAATGACAATGGTTTCAAAATACCATAGCGAGATTGGAAAGAAGCTGCTGAACGAAGCGGCATAAGGCGGCGTCCGGCAGCAGGATTTTAAAGTGGGTCAGAATTTCAACACGAATATATTTACAATGGGTCCATGGGCGTGTTCCATGGGCCTATTTTTGAGGAAAGGGGGTAATAGTACGGGAATCATTGCAAACGTGTTTGGAGCCTTTAGGGCGAAGTACAGACCGCTTTTATTGAGCCGTGGGGAATATGTGCCAACGGGGACGTTACGGGATAATGACATTGTGGGAGCCATAGCGGATGCCATAGCAAAGAACGTGGGCAAGCTACAGCCCCAGGTAATCCGAAAGGATGAAAAAGGGCTGACGGTGAAAAATGACTATCTGGCAAGGATTTTGACCTTGCGGCCATGCCCGGAAATGTCAACCTATGATTTCCTTTACCGCATAGCATCCGATTTGGTTTATACTTCCAATTCCTTTTCCGTGATTTTTTACAATGAGGATTTTACAAGGGTAACGAGCATACAACCGATTACAACGAAAAGTTACCGCATTTTTGAGGATGACCGCCACAACGTCCTATTCCGTTTCCGTTGGGATTATGACGGGGAAACGTACACAGTGCCTTACCAGAACGTCATCCACATAAAGGCAAGGTACAACAAAAAGCGGTTCCTGGGAACGTCCCCGGATATTGAGTTAAAACGGAGCCTGGACCTTGTGGAAACATCCGGGGAAATGATTATGAACATTGTAATCCATTCCAATAGCCTTTCCGGGTATCTGAAATATAGCAACCTTGCAGATGATAAGGAACTAAAGGAAAAGGCCAAGGAGTTCCAGGAATCATATATGAACGCTTCCAACGCCGGGGGAGTTGCGGCACTGGATAGCACATATGAGTTCCACGAAATCAGCACAAAGACCACGCCGTTGCCTACGGCACAGATTACTTTCTTACGTGACAACGTATACCGCTATTACGGCGTGAATGAAAAGGTGCTGACTTCCACCCTTTCAGACCAGGAATGGATTTCATTTTATGAAAATGTGATTGAGCCAATAGCAATCCAGTTGGGTTATGAGTTCACATTTAAACTTCTTACGCCACGGGAAATAGGGTATGGAAACAAGATAGAGTTTACCGCCAACCTTTTGCAGTATGCGACATTGCAGACCAGGGACACAATAGGCGGAAACATGTTTGACCGTGGAGCCATGACAATAAACGAATACCGGGCACTTATGTATTATCCTCCAACGGAGGACGGGGACGTGCGTATGGTTTCGCTGAACTATGTAAAAGCCGGGGACCAGAGCCTTTACCAAGTGGGAAAGGACGGGCAGCAGGGCGGAAATGGGGAACCGCCGCCAGGGCAGCAGGACAGACAACGCCGGGCAATGGAAGCGGCGGCCAATGCTTATTTTACGGCCATGAAAGGGGGTTA